CAGGGACGCAGCAATTATTTACAGCTGCCCAATCGTCCAGCCGAAGGTGATATTTTATTCATGCCTCTAACCAACAGTTACTTTGAAGTTAAAAAGGTAGAGACACACGATCCATTCTATCAACTAGGCAAGTTATATGTCTACAAACTACGCTGTGAATTGTTCCAGTATAGTTCAGAAGAATTTAATACTGGCAACCCCGATGTTGATAAGATCGAAGATTCCAGCATGGACATGCAGAATTTTGATCTTCTGCTAGAAACCGGTGACGCACTATTACTAGACTCGACTTTATATGGCGATGCCAGCAAACTGTTGAATGAAGACTTTGATGTCACAGAAAATGATCCACAGGCAGACAATGCAGAATTTAATCGATTGGCAGCCATCGACATTCTGGATTTCACAGAAATTAACCCATTTGGTGAAGTGGCGGTACGATAATGTTTGACGGAAAAACCTTTTATCACCAGACAACACGCCGAGCAATCATTGCCTTTGGTGTAATGTTCAACAATCTGGAAGTGCGCCGCCGCGATGCCGCAGGCAATGTTATTCAGTCGCTGCGTGTGCCCTTGGCCTATGCAGCAAAAAATAAAATGCTGGCGCGTATTCAGGCTCTGCCCAATGCCGATGAAGCCAGGAAGCAGGTTATCTTACCGCGCATGAGCTTTGAGGTCATTTCATTTGAGTATGACGGTGCCCGTAAGATTAATAATATGAACAGCTATGCCAATGTCACCAGTCAGACATCGGCCAATCGTGTCTATGGTCCAACGCCATATAATTTGACCGTCAATCTATATGCCTATGCCAAGAATCAGGACGATGGCCTGCAAATCTTTGAACAAATTGTTCCAGCCTTTAATCCCGACTTCAACGTAACTGTAAACTACATTCCTGAACTGGGCATCAAGCACGACTTGCCCATCATTCTAAATTCAGTGACATTTCAAGACGATTTTGAAGGTGACTTAGAAGGCAGACGCACCATCATCTGGACCTATACATTTACATTAAAACTATACTATTATGGGCCAACCGAATCACAGGGTATTATTCGCAAGGCCATTGCCAATGTATTCAATGATCCAAATCTTGATCAACAAATTGATAAATACGACGTAACTACCGATCCAACGGATGCTTTGCCCAGTGACACGTTTGATTATGTACAGGATAATGGGCTCTAATTTAACAGGATTACTAAATGTCTTATCAGTCGATTAATTTAGGAACACCAAACAACAATGACGGCGACAGCTTGTATGCTGGCGGCGCCAAAATCAATGCTAACTTTACTGAAGTGTACAATGCCCTGGCAGGTTCTACCTCGGATACTATTCTTATTCAGTTAGAAACAGCCAGCCAGGTAACAGGCAATACCTTGCTGTACAGTGGTGTTGAAGAAAAGTTTATCAGTGTTAGCTCAACAAGTTTAAGAACACTGGGTGCAGATGGCGCAACGCTGTTATATGTAACCAATGACTCTGGACAAGCCGGTGTCAACAACGAATTAACCGGACCACCCAACAGTATTAACGCCATCATCAACGGTCGCAGAATGTGGACATTCCGGGGTAGAAATACCAGTGTGACAACATCCACACGCGGTGAATGGCACATTGGCATGGGCCTGACCAATGTTACCAGTGTTAGTGTTTATACCACTGGTTTGACAGTTCGCGGACTGTATGGTTTAGAAGTCTATGTTGCCGCAGCCGAAGATACAGCAACCTATACCCAGTTACTATCATCATCCAGCAATGGTATTAGATTATACAACTCTCCAGTGCTGGATGTTGCGTCAGGTGCTACCAAAGCAATTTCCGACAGCAGTAACGCTATTGCACACACGGGTTTTGTCAAGTTGTTTACCGAACGATATGCATCCAGCTCATTTAGCATTACAGTAAACAACGGTCTGGTGGGTGGTGGTAATGCCACCGAGGCAAGCAGAAATCTGGGCATTGATCCACGCTATTATCCACATCTATGTCAGGGTTTCCTATACAGCTACAACTCAGTTGCCACAGCACTGTCGGTAACTCCGGGTTCATGCACTCATTACAGTTATGGAACGGCCGATGTTGCCAATATCAGCACAACCAGTATCCTGGCATTGATTGCCAACACCAGCACCATGACCAAGACCTGGGCCACTGGTTGGACAGTTGCAGGAAGCAATGCTGTTCTGGACGCAACAATTACGGCCGACACCTGGTATTATATCTACCTGATTGCTCATAATACATCGGGTGCTCCAGACTTTGTAGTGTCGGGTCAAAAGACAGTCAACGGTGCCATTAGTGCATTGGGATCAGCCACGGGCGAATGGTCCATTGTTCGTCGTCTAGGTTGCGTAAGAACCGATAGTTCTGGTACACCGGTTCCATTGCCATTTACGGTCAACAAGGTAGCCGATTCAACAATCTTCTATAGCTGGGGCAAATTAGCAGCCACGGGTGCAATTAACCCAGCTACTGCTGCACACAGTGCCTATCGCAGAACCATTATTACAACTGCACAGGTAACTCCACTTAATACAAGTACTGCGGCAACAGCGACCGCAGAAAGTTTTTACAGCAGCAACCTAACCTTTGTTCCACCAATTCCTGGTATTACTGCCAAGTTAAATGTTGTCTGGAATCCGGCATTCACAACACAAAATCCTGCGTTATATTTGTATGGCTATGGCATGCATCACAGCAGTATTACTACAAATATTCAGGGCGCGCCCATGGAAATTGTCAGCCGTGGACCAGTTACAGGCCTGACCAGCAATACCACAGTTATGCTGCCCATGAGTCCCGAGCGCGAAGTATTAACTGAAACCAACCTGGCCAACACGGCAATCTTCCCCACAACTGGTCAGACTCTGCGTTTCTTGTTTACCAATGCAGTTGTTGCAAACACCATTGCTCCAGCAGCACAAACCTATGTGGCTTTTGATACTCTGGGATTCAATGTTACAAGATAAACACGCATTTAGCGCATTAGACAACAAGTTTGGTACAGCATCCACGCCGGCTGTTGTACCAGCGGCGGCATCGGTTGCACCGGCCGAAGTTCAAGACGATTTTGAAAAGGCTAGATCAACTCTGCGCTCATTGCTAGACAAGGGTGAACAAGCTCTTGACGGAATGATGGATGTTGCCCGACAAAGCGACCATCCCCGAGCCTTTGAGGTTACCGGTCAATTAATTAAAACTGTGGCTGATACTGCCAAGGATCTGCTAGCACTACAAAAGGCTAAAAAAGAATTGCAGACACCGGAAGAAGTTAAACAACAACAAATTGGTACACAGAATAACATTGTATTCGCTGGCAGCACAAACGAATTGATTAAAGCACTGCGTAACAAAAGCGATAAGGTGATAGATGTTCAGTCGTCAGAACAAACCAAGCTATAACGGTAATAATCGATTAAAGCAACTGGGTTTTGCCATTGATTATGAACCCTGGCAATTAGAAGAAATTGTCAAGTGCATCGACGACCCCATTTACTTTATTGAGAACTACTGCAAGATTGTGAGTCTGGACCATGGTCTGGTTCCGTTCAAGTTATATGATTGTCAGAAGAATAAAGTCAACGTCATTCTGAATAACCGCAAAGTTATTCTCATGGAAGGACGTCAACAGGGCAAGACCATTACATCGGCAGCCTGCATACTTTACTACACCCTATTCCAAGACAACAAGACAGTTGCCATACTAGCCAACAAGGCAGCAGCGGCTCGAGAAGTCATGAGTCGTTATCAGGGCATGTATGAGAATCTGCCACTGTGGTTACAGCAGGGTGTCCGAGAATGGAACAAGGGTAGCATAGAATTGGAAAATGGTAGTAAGGTATTTACTGCAGCTACCGCAGCCTCGGGTATTCGTGGTAAGTCCGTGAACTGGTTGTATATCGACGAAGCCGCAATCATACCCAACAACATAGCCGAAGAGTTCTTCACAGCTACCTATCCGACCATCATGGCCGGTGAGACAACCAAGGTGCTGATGTCAAGCACGCCCCTGGGCTACAATCACTTCTGGAAGTTCTGGAATGATGCCGAACAGGGACTCAACGATTTTGTCAATCTGTTCATACCCTATACTGCCATTCCTGGTCGTGATGAAAAATGGGCAGCAGAACAGCGAGCCGTGCTGGGCGATGTTAAATTTACACAGGAGGTTTTGTGTAACTTTCTGGGTTCCAGCTATACCCTGTTGGATGCCGACACTCTGGGTAAAATGTCAGCTAGAAGACCAATCTACACCAAAGATCATTTGGATGTCTTGGAAGAACCAGGTCGTGCCATCATGGGCGACGATGGCAAGGTCAAGACGCCAGCCAATGCCTATGTTATTGTGGTTGACACAAGTCGTGGCGTAGGCGGTGACTATTCAGCCTTTGTTGTCATAGATATTACTTCAAGCCCCTACAAGGTGGTGGCCAAGTATCGTGACAACCGAGTAACGCCTTTGTTATATCCCAGTATTATTCACACAGTAGCAAGAAACTACAATAACGCACACATTCTTGTTGAAATCAACGATAATGGTCAGCAGATTGCCGACATTTTATATCACGAGCTAGAGTATGAAAACATGCTTTGGATCAATCGTGATGGTACCAAAGGTCAGGTTGTCAGCGGTGGCTTTGCTGGACGCACAGTCCAGTGTGGTGTTCGCACCGATAAAAAGGTCAAACGCATTGGCTGCAGTCAGTTAAAAACTCTGGTCGAAGGTCAGCGTCTGCTGGTCTGGGACAAGGACATTATCAGTGAATTTTCAACATTCGTTGAGGTTAAAGATAGCTATGCCGCGGACGAAGGATATCATGACGATTTGGTCATGCCCCTGGTTCTGTTTGGTTGGCTGACTACTAACCCGTATTTCCGTGATTTGACGAATCTGAACCTTCGTGAAACAATGTATGAAAATCAAATTCGTCAAATTGAAGATGAACTCACTCCCTTTGGCTTTATTGACGATGGGCGTGAATCAGAAAAACCCGAACAATTTGTCATGGACGGTGATTTATGGACAGTATCCAACCCCAGGGATAGCTGGCTCTAAATAAAGGATCTTATAAATAAATGGATAACAAAATCTGATCCATCCGTTTTTTGAATGGTTTAATATACAAGGAGACCACCATGCCTTTCCAAGTTTCGCCTAACGTACTGGTCCAAGAGCGTGACGTTAGCCTATTCGTACCTCAGGTTTCTACAACCGCCGGTGCGTTCGTTGGCAACTTCAGCTGGGGACCATGTGAGGAATTCACCACATTAGATAGTGAAAAAGCACTTTATAATCAATTCGGTAAGCCCGACAACACCAATTATACTTTCTGGTTTACTGCAGCTAACTTTTTGTCCTATGGCAACAATCTGCAGGTTAATCGTATTGCCGATTCATCGGCACGCAATGCGGTTGCAGCAGGTACTGCGGTTTTAATCAAGAACGACACTCACTACGAAGGTGGTCCTGGTTATACAGCACCAACCCTGACTGGAACTGAATATGTTGCTCGTTACCCAGGCACAGTTGGCAATAGCCTAAAAATCAGCGCCTGCGACTACAACAGCTATCAATTCGCAGTTAGCCTGGCAACAACTGCTGACCTATACACAACTGGTGCCGGTGTTGCTGCATTGACTCGTCCAGCACCCAAAGGTAGCTGGTTAGAAGTTACAACAGCCGGCGGTACCTATCGCTTCCAATTGACAGCCGATGCTGCCAGCGGAGCAACCACAGTTGCATTCACCAATACCACCGGTGTTACACCCAGCACAACCAGCAGCACAATGTTGTGGGAGTTCTGGCAAAATGTTGAACGCCGTCCAAGCAACACTAAATTTGCCCTGGATAAGACAGGTCAACCAAGCAATACTGCAACAATCTATGACGAAATTCATGTTGTAGTTGTAGACGAAGACGGTGTTGTTTCTGGTGTAGCCGGTACAATTCTAGAAATCCATCAGGGTCTGAGCAAGGCAACCGATGCCAAAGACACCGACGGTACAAGTCTGTACTACCCAACCTATATCAATCTATCAAGTCAATGGATTCGCTGGGGCACTCATAACAGCTATGAAGTTAGCTCTGCAGGTTTCACAGTAGGCATGGGCAACGTTGTTCCAACCTCAGGCGGCTTTAAGAAATGGAGCCAGGCACACAGCAACAGTTTCAGCGGCGGTGTTGATGTTACACCAACCGATGGTTTGCTGCAATCCGAATATGCTAAACTAGCACAAACTGAAACCTATGACGTTAGCCTGATCCCAGTTGTTGGCGTAACCGCAGACAATTCAACAGCTCGTTATGTCACACAAAACATTGCAGAAGTTCGCCGTGACTGTGTTGTATTTACCAGCCCAACAAGCAAAGACCTGATTACCGCAACCGCAGTTGTCAATGATCGTAACTCAAACTTCAATATCGACAGCAGCTATGCAGTAATGGACAGCGGTTGGAAATATCAATATGACCGTTACAACGATGTTTATCGTTGGTTGCCACTGGCCGGTGATATTGCAGGTTGCGCAGTTCGCACAGACTCACAGGCAGAGCCATGGTATAGCCCAGGTGGTTATGGCCGCGGTCAGATCAAGAACATTGTTAAATTGAGCTGGAACCCAACCAAGACCGATCGTGACAATCTATATCGCAGTCAGGTCAATCCAGTTATGTCACAGCCTGGCGCTGGCACCTTATTGTTCGGCGACAAGACCTGTACACAACGTCCAAGTGCATTCGATCGTATCAATGTACGCCGTCTGTTTATTGTTCTAGAAAAAGCTATCTCAACAGCTGCCAAATTCCAGTTGTTCGAGTTCAACGATGCATTCACTCGTGCACAGTTCAATAGTTTGGTAGAGCCATTCCTACGCGATGTTCAAGGCCGCCGTGGTATCATTGATTTCCAAGTTGTTTGTGACGATACAAACAACACAGGCGACGTTATCGACCGCAACGAATTCGTTGCTGACATTTACATCAAACCAAACAAGAGCATCAATTTCATTACACTGAACTTTGTTGCTACTAGAACTGGTGTAAGTTTCGAAGAAGTCGGCGCTTAATCAAATAAATAGGAGAAAACAAAATGGCCGAAAGATCAATTTTTAGAGTGGATGATTTCAAAGCAGCAATGACTGGTGGTGGTGCTCGCGCCAACCAGTTCTTTGTTACTTTAAGTTTCCCCACCTATGTTCCTACAGGTAACCCTGCAGCCCTACAGGCTTCGTTTTTGTGTAGTGCCACATCGCTACCTGGAAGCGTAGTAAATCCAACCATCGTACAATATCGTGGTCGTGAAGTTAAATTTGCCGGTGAGCGTACTTTCGCTCCCTGGACAGTTACAATCATGAACGATGTTAGCTTCAACATTCGCAACTCCCTGGAGTCGTGGATGGCAGGCATGAACGGCCTGGGAGACAACACCGGTGTTACACAACCTTCTCAGTATCAAAGAAACATCTTTGTAACTCAGTTGGATCGTAACAACAATCCATTGAAGGTATACGAACTAAAGAGTGCATTCCCAGTTGACCTATCAGAAATTGCTCTGAGTTATGGTGACAATGATACCATTGAAACCTTTACCTGCTCTTTCCAATATCAACACTTTGAAACCAAGTTTGATACTGCGCTAAGTATTGGCAACGTGGTAAATAATACCATTGGCCGTGGTCGTAGCATCCTTGGTATCTAATTAACTCATAGATTATAACATGGCTGATTTTTCATTATTTGGTTATACTTTACAGAAAAAGATCAAAGAAGCTCCTAAACAGAGCTTCGCGATCCCACAGGATGACGACGGAGCCGCGGCTATCAACGCCAGCGGCTTTTTTGGCACCTTCATTGATATTGACGTTATTGCAAAAAACGAAAATGATTTAATCAGTCGTTATCGTGACGCTGCCATGTATCCTGATGCAGATAGTGCCATCGAAGACATTGTCAACGAAGCCGTGGCTGCACAAGACGACGAAGCAGTTGTTAAGTTAGATCTGGAAAAGGTTGAGCTTAGCAAGTCAGTTAAAAATCTCATGGACGAAGAATTTAACAATGTTCTAAAACTATTGGATTTTAACAGCAAGAGTCACGATATTTTTAAACGTTGGTACATTGATGGCAGAATTTACTATCACAAGATTGTAAATGCATCAAATGTCAAACAAGGTATTCAGGAATTGCGTTATGTTGATCCCCGCAAAATTAAAAAGGTGCGCAAGATCAACAAACAGAAAGACGTAAAGACCGGTGTTGAGTTTATCACTGACATTGAAGAGTTCTTTATCTTCAATGAAAAGGGCCTGATCAGTACCATACCAGTTACTGCCAATCAAAGCCAGGGTTTAAAAATATCTCCAGATAGCATTGCCTATTGTACCAGTGGATTGTTGGACCTGGACAAGAACATGGTTCTAAGCTATCTACAAAAGTCGGTCAAAGTCATTAACCAGTTAAAAATGGTTGAAGACAGTCTGGTTATTTACCGCATGACACGCGCGCCCGAGCGCAGAATTTTCTACATCGACGTTGGTAATCTGCCCAAGGCCAAGGCCGAGCAGTATGTCAAGTCTATCATGAATCAGTATCGTAACAAAGTAACCTACGATGCCAGCACCGGTGAAATACGAGACGAAAAGAAGACCATGAGCATGTTGGAAGATTTCTGGATGCCACGTCGTGAAGGCGGTAAAGGCACGGAAATTACCACGCTAGAGGGTGGACAAAATCTGGGACAGATCGACGACATCAACTACTTCCAGAACAAACTATATCAATCGTTGAACGTGCCACTGAGCCGCATGAAGCCAGAGACAGGCATGAACTTTGGTCGTCAGGCAGAAATTACCAGAGACGAACTAAAGTTCAGCAAATTTATTAGCCGTCTACGCAAAAAATTCACAGAACTATTTGATGATCTATTAAAGACTCAGTTGGTTCTCAAAGGTGTAATGAGTGCCGAAGACTTCGATAAAATTAAAGAAGACATCTACTACGAATTTACACAGGACAGTTATATTACCGAAGCCAAGGAAAGCGAAATTCTTCGCAATCGTTTAGATTTGCTGAACAGCATCAACAACTATGTTGGAACCTATTTTAGCCGTGAATTTGTTTTTGATAAAATTCTGCATCTGACCGAAGAAGAAGTTGAAGAAATGAAGGCTGACATAGCCAATGACACCGAACTACAGCAACAAATGGCTGCACAACAGGCTGGTCCTGGCGCCGAACAGGCCGCGGCCATGAGTCGAGAGGTATCTCAGCAATCTCCGGCTCCGTATAATCCTGACAACCCTATGATTGAAATGGTTTTACCAGCGATAAATAACATCATGGAACTTAGAAAGGCTAAACTATGAACGAACTAATCAAACAGATGCTGGACAATATTGAGAGCGACAACCATGCTGCTGCTCAAGAAGATTTCAATTCTATTATCAGCGTTAAATTAACCGACGTGCTGGATCAGCGCAAACAAGATATCGCACGACAACTAGGAGCACGTGATGCCGACGTTCAAGCAAATTCGTGAAGCAACCAAGGTAAACCCCTATGCCGTGGGCATGGCGGTAGCCAAGAAAAAAGCTGGCTATGGTCCAGGAGTTGCCAAAGACTTGCCTAAAGCAGTTATCACCAAGGGTCACGATATCGCAAAAAAGATTAAAGCCAACGAGAGCTTTGATCATCTTCTAGAAGACGGAGAAGAATAATGGCCGTACAGAAAAACATCATTAAAAATGACAACATGAAGGCTGTGGTGCATCTCTGGGGAGATGCCGGAGACAGCAGCACCATAGTACTCAATGATCTGATGAACAGTCATCAGACCAGCAGCACCAGCGTTACCCTGACTGCCGACATTGCCTATGCCTATTGCAATGCCAGCGATGCCACTACTAGTGCCATCATGATCTATCGTGGCAGTAACAGCAGCGGTATCAAAGCTCTGGAAATGCATGGTGTCAGCGAATATCCAAGTGCTGT